ATCTTCATCAGACACATTATCGTCTAATGCTTTGCTGACTAACTGCACGAAAGCGGGTTTGACTGGGGCAAGCCATTGCTCACTAACTCCAGTAATGTCTTCCATAACATTGTTAAGAAGCTTGTCCCTTGGCCCCGGCTCTGCTCTTTCTGCCGCCTCAACTATTGAACCATCCTTGGCAAACATTGGGGGCTGCATTGGGCTAGGCTCTGGTGGGGTAATAATCTCCTCCCCACTCTGCGGCATAGGAACATCATGCCTGTCATAGAACCATTCTCTTGGCATATCAACTCCGCTACCTAAAAGTATTTGATCCCTTTGTGCCTCTAACACTGGATCACTTGGCCCTGCTAAATCTGGCACAAGTGTAGGCATTTCGTAACAGTTGCCATAGTTAAGTTCACATATAGACTTTATTAACTGCTCGTTAAGCACATCGGCAGTCCATTCACAAATGTCTTGCAATCGTGTACGATGAATATCCTCATGAACTTCCCCTAAAGCTCTGCTTCCTGAGTCTCCTACATCTGATGTTAAAGTCTGACCAAGGATTGTGATGTCACAAAGTTTGTCAGCTAAACTTATGAAATAGCTTTGTGGATTGTCTGCTCCTGACTTAGCTGCTTCTTTAAATTCTACTTGTGTTCCTGCGGGGAAAGCTCCCCATGAAGCTGCTCCCATGTTTTCGAGCATATCAGCTATATCATTCTTAATATTAGCAGAAGCACCGGGGTCATAAGTTGCCCATCGTAAAGGCTGACCGAATACTTGAGCATAGTTAAGCAACCAATCACGACAATAGTTTTGACCACTCCACCAGTAAGCTAATTGTCTAAGTAATCCGTAGCCCATTGAGTTGCCTGAACGGTTTTTATAAATACCAATCAAGAACTTATTATCAGGGAACTCCTCGTAAACTCCATCACCTTGCGGGGATAGCATCAAATCAGGTTTATCATACGGGTACGAATAATAACGAGGGTGACAAAAGTAAGTTGATTTAGGGCAAATGCCTTCAGGCTTAACTTCCCAAAGTATTTCTTGTACTGAGAACCCTTTACCTACTCCATCGCATAAATCATAAATTGCATTACGAAACCCATTCGTCCCCTCAATCGGGTTGCCTATCCAGTTATCAATTGCGTACTGAACAAAGTCAGCTTTCTCTTGGGCTGAATCAGTTGGCTTTTGTCCACGCTCAGTAAAAGGCATTACGGTATAGGTTGCCCCTGCCGCAGCACTTTTTAACTCATGTAGGTTTTTAGATAACCTTGACCATGAATCCTCCATCAACTCATAGACTTGATATTGCTGGCGAATATCCCCGTTTAAGGCAGATCGAAGAATAGCTATTACATTCGCAGGGCTTTGTTTGCTCCCTAGCGAATTGCTATCCATCCTATCGCGTGTACTTGGTGCGATTACCCTTTTGCTTACAGATGTTCCATTTGGCTCCTTCTTAGCCTTGAACACATTCCCTAAACGGTTTC